AGGCTCAAAGAGACACTATTGCTCAGCGTCAAGATGCAGCCATCCAAATGCTGGCGCTGGAAAGACAGCAAACTCTTAACTCCAACAAAGTTGCGGGCGACACCGCATTGATTAACGATCTATACGACAGCAGGCTAGAAACATTAAAACAGCAGTACGGGCTTGAGCAAGCAACAAATGCGGAACGAATAAGAGCCATACTTCTGGAGGAAAAGCTTGCCGGAATCAGGCGTAGGCAACAAAAAGAAGCTTTAAGTAGGGAGCTAGGCCAAGAAATCCAAAGTCTTGCACTACCAACCGGAAACATTTACGCGGATCCGTTTACTGCCCTGGAACGCGATCAACGCTTTAGGCGCGAAAACATTTTTGCTGACCTAAGAAACCAAGAAGAGCTACTCCAAGAAAGTCTTACAGGTATCGCACCAAAAGACACGCAAACTCTTGCAGACATTGACCTTATCAAGAAAAAGAGGGCTGAATACGAAGCTCTGCTGCCTGTCATTGAGCAAAACCAAAAGGCTCAATTGGTCTACAACGAAACCCTGTCCCAAATCCAAGGACCAATCAATTCACTTATCGGCGGATTCCAGCAAGTCATTGCTGGAACGAAATCTGTTGAAGAGGCATTTGCAGATTTCCTCAAAACAATTGCGGACCAGTTGCTTCAAACTGCCGCAACGATGATTGCCCAGTACATCGCCCTTGGCATCGCACGAGCCTTTGCATTTGGCTCCTCCCCTCAAACACCTTCATTTACTGCAGGGCTTGGAACGGGACTGCCACTATTTGGCAACTATACAGGGCTTTCAGGCAATCCTTTCAAAGGACTAGCGAATGGCGGCCCAGCTACTGCAAATTCACCTTATATCGTGGGTGAGCGAGGGCCTGAACTCTTTGTACCCAACAGCAGCGGCAACGTTATTCCCAACGACGCACTAGGAGGCACCGTAATTAACATCACAAATAACATTAGTGATGAGGGGTCAACCTCCAAAACTGATGCTGCAGGAAGCGCCAAGTCTGCAGCGGACCAGCTGTCTAAACTTATGGTTGCGGTCATTCAGAGAGAGCAACGCCCCGGCGGTGTACTTAGCAGGAGGTAAAAATGGCTCAAATGACACTGGCAACGCTTAGGATCGTTCCCTCTTCAACAAAGGAAACCTCCTTCCGCTACTTAGAAGGCAACTACGGTGACGGCTACATTTCCCGCCGTCAGGACGGTATCAGCCCCCTAATTATCCGCTGGAGCGTTCAAACACCGGATATGCCAGTAGAGGAGCTTGATGTTTTAGAGGCTGAGATTGCAGCGCTAGGAGTCAATTATTTTTCGTGGCAGGCTCCAGACGAGACCAGCCCGACCAATTGGATTCTTGACCCAATCTCATGGCAACGTAATTATGCTTCAACTGACAAGGCATCCATTTCTTTTAGCATCAAGCGCTTTTACACCTAATGGCAGCTGATCGGTCGTTTGAATTTAACGCAGACCAACAGGGTCTAACCGGCGACGCCATCATCGACCTGTACGTAATCGACTTACGTACAGGGGTGAACCCTTTACCTAGCCAGCTTTCTACCGGCGGAGATTACGCCAACGCTTATGCTGTCTGCTACATTAATCAGCCAAATGTTGACTACGGTTTTAGTGACGTCGTAAACGGACTAGGCAATTCAATTTGCGATGACCCCACAGACGCAGCCTTCAATCCGGGCACCGCCAATTATGACAATGCAGATGTAGAGCCAAGAAACCAGATTGCCACTGGAGCGCCGATTAGCGAGGTGTTTTACCTTTGCAATTGGACGCAAACCTCAGGCATATCCGTCAGGTTTGCTGGCGACGTTTACGTTCCAATCCCTATGCAAACGGAGGGTTTTGAAATCAGGAACGAGGGAGTGCCACCAAACCCAACAATTACTGTTGCAAACATCGGTCTAGAAATGACCGGCTTAATCAACTCATACAAAGACATGCTTGGCGCGAAAGTCTTTAGGCGCCGAGTTTTAGCAAAGCATTTGGATGATGGTACTAATCCTGATCCTTCTGCGCGATGGCCTGATGAGGTTTGGTTGATCCAGCAAAAATCCTCTGAGAATAAGCTTGCCGTATCCTTTAGCCTGTCTACTCCGTTTGATTTAGACGGAGTAAGCCTCCCTAGAAGAAGAGCGCTTCGCTATGCGTGCCCTTGGGTTTATAGAGGCGCCGAGTGTGGATATACAGGTCCACCTGTTGCAGACCTTAAAGATCAACCTACCGGAAGCCCTAGTGAAGACAAGTGCGGCAAAAGGGTAAGCAGCTGTAGGTTGCGGTATCCTAATGGCCAAGATTTGCCCTTTGGCGGCTTCCCTGGTCTAACACTGTGAACTGGCTAAGCGATTCCGCAAAAGAACAAATCAGGCTATTTGCTGCTTCAAAACCTGAGCAAGAGACCTGCGGGTTTGTACTAAAAAATCAATCCGTAGTTTTGCTTGACAATGTATCTAGCGAACCAGCGGAAAAATTTGAGATCGGTCCTGTTGACTACCTGAAGCACGAAGAAAACCTATTGGGTGTATGGCATAGTCATCTGCGCGAAAAAGGGTTTAGCCCACTAGACCAACAGGTTATGGCTGCTGATGTTTTGCCTTGGGCCGTTTACTGCCTGCAAAACGATACCTGGAGCGAGTGCGACCCAGGCGAGGTAGCTCCTTTTGAAGGTCGGCCTTTTGTTTTTGGGATTTACGACTGTTATAGCCTTGTCGCTGACTACCTAAAAACCTTAGAAGTAAACCTCCCCGAGTGGCCTAGAGGTAAATGGGGCGAATGGAACACGCCTGAATTTACGCCGTTTGACGATATGAGGAAAGAAGTAGGCAGGCCCATCAAACCTGGCGATCAAAAACCAGGCGACATTTTGCTTCTGAATTTAGGCGACTATCAAACCCATACTGATCACGTTGGCGTCTTTACAAGCAAAAAACATTTTTTGCACCACCCAGCTCAAGGCGAAAGCCGCTTGCAGACTTTCGGAAGCTATTGGCAAAAACGGTTAAAGTGGATTATTAGGCCACACGAGCTATGCAGGAGCTGAAAACAATCAAGCTACTGGGTGCTGCTGGTCGTAAGTTTGGCAGAGAATTTAAAGTAGCAGTCAGTTCTCCATCCGAGGCGTTTAGAGCCTTGTGTATGTTTTGCCCCAACCTAAGAGCCTGGGTTCTAGAGCAACACGAGAAGGGTGTTGCCTGGCGCGTTATTACCGACGATGCTAAGGGTCTAAAAAAGGATGAATTGGACCGCGAAACCGGCGCCGAGGTAATCATATTTGCTCCTGTATTACAGGGTGCTGGTGGTGGAGATGGTGGCGGATTTTTTCAAATTATTCTTGGCGTGGTTCTAATTGCAGCCTCTCTTATTATTACTTTTGGTAGTGCCACTCCGGGCCTAGCATTGGGCCTTTTGGGTGGTTCGCTTGTTCTTGGAGGTATTGCCCAGCTACTAACACCAACTCCTGTACTACCTACTCAAGGAAAAACAGGCGAAGAAGCATCGCAAGCGCTTGAATCGAACCTGTTTACCCGCAACTCAGGCAACGACGCTCAAGGCGAAGTGGTTCCGGTACTATACGGAGAGAGGCTGGTCACTGCTCCAAGAATTGTGAGTTTTGATTTGCAGCTTCTACCAGCATCAAGAAACATAGATCTAACAAGCACGGGGTTGCTGGGCTACGTAAACCGCACGGGATTGTAATGAAAAGCATTTACGGTGCAGGTGGTGGCGGGTCTAAAAAGAAAAAGGGGAAGGAGCCACCAAAGCCAACAGTTGCGCAAGATGATCCAGCGCTTAAGTCAATATCGTTCGCAAAGATTCAGTATCTGTTGTGCGAGGGCGAAGTAGAAGGCCCACTGTATGGAAATACTTCTGCGGGCTTGGAGAGATCTGTTTTACTTGAGGGAACGCCTATTCGTAGCACGTCCAACCAAGTAGTTCCTCAACCTGAAGATCTAGTCTTTAGCTTCGGCAGGCCCAACGGTGAGCAAACAGGTGTTCCCGGATTTAGCGGAATCAGCCAAACCGAAGCGGTGGACACGCTCGTTACGAATAGCGCACCAGTCTCCAAGGCTGTTACCGGTTCGGTCAATGTAGGCCGATACTACGCACGAGTTCTTCTGACATTTCAGGGACTTGCCCAAAGCATTGTTGATGGCGATGGAATCCTGGGACGCACAGGAGATGTACGAGCTTATTCCGTTGCGTATCGAATTGATTACGTCGATTCAGTTGGCACGACAAGAA